AATACTGCTTGCCATTCTTGTCAAGTACATAACACTTCTGCGGCATTACTATTTCCGCTGTGTCTGCGAGGTTTTCCCATGTCGAAACGACCTCAACACTATTCACGAAATCAAAAGTGAATGTATCGCTTCTATTTGGGTAAATTTTATTTCCCTGCTGCGTAATTTTTATGAATGATTTTAGGTTAAGCATTCAGCTTGATGGTGAAAGGTGAATCGCTTTTTGCGTTGAAAGAAAATCTCTGCATGCCGTACATGCCTTCCTCTTGCCCTAAATCAAAATCAGTTATCACTATCTGAAAGATGCCGAATATCTCGGTCAAATACCATGAGTTGATGGTGATTTCCTGATTACAGTTTGCAACCGCCAGCAAGTTCTCAACCACATTCAATGTATCTCCGCTCTGTGTTCCGTTTGTCTTGTTCGGATATCTTCCATTTGCTCCTGCAATTACTCCCCTGCAGGTTATGTCAAAATCACCATTTCCGATGTATTCCTTCACTGTTCCATCTCTGCCCTGTATTGGTGTGTAGATGATGTTTTTAATTTGTCTTATCTCAAATAAAACGCAATCAAAATCTAAGTTGGCAAACTTCACCCGTTGCCCGGATGATGTCGTGTACTCATCGGCAGCAATGGATAAATTGCTCATCACAGGTGTACCCAAGAAGGATTTTCTTTCGACCTTGTTATCCTTGCCCTTGTCAGGTGGCATGAATGCTGAACGGATGCCAGCGGTGATTTGCTGAATACCGAACGCTTCGCCTATCTGATAAATTCTTTCAGGTATCTGATTATTCCTGTCAGGGATGAAAATTCCATTAACTGCCATGTCTGTTTTTTTTAGTGCACACCTGCCATGCGCTGTGAATCATTCAATGCGCCTGTAAGCATCTCGAGAACCTTGTTTGCAATTTGATTTTCACTTTGCTTTACACCGCTTTCAATGTATATGTTTTCACTCGCTTGCATCTTGTTTACGCTGATGTTTATTTGCGTGTATTTCGGGGCTTCGGCTTTCGTCGCTCCTGCACCTGATAAAGCTGTTGATTCAACCATGCCCGTTTCAGGTTTTTGAACCTTGCCTTTTTCGCTAAATAGTCTTATCTGCCCCTCAACATCTCCCAATGCGCCTTTAATTGTTGCCCTTCTTCTTAGATAATCCTTTTCGCTTATCTCGCCCTTTTTTAGGTCATTGTATGCCTTGACCTGCCACTTTAATAAATCCGCTTTGCTTTCGTATGCTTTGGCAATGTTTTCAGTTGCTGTGTTTGATAACGCATACATTTTTCTTTCAAAATCTTCTGCCTGAATTAACTTGTAATATCCAGCATGATAGCCTGACAATAATCCAACCGTTTCATGCAATGCTTTTTCAAAGAAATTAAACTGCTGCGCTCCGTTTTTTGCAAAGTTTTCATACATGCGGTTTGCCTCTGCAAAATATCTTGATAATGCAGATACTGACTGCTCCAACAAATTTGTTATCCCTGCAATGATGCCTGTTTGACCTTTGCCGATGTTTACTTTTAACTGCTCAAATGAATCTCCAAGCATTGAAATTCTTCCACCAACGGTCTTGCTCTGCTCGTCCATCATATTGAAGAACATGCCGCCCTCTGATGTCATGCTTTGAAATGCTTTCTCAATATCGGCAAATCCTACCTTGCCTTGCTCGACAAGTTTTTGAACATTCTGCGTGGTGGTATTGTATTGCTTTGCAAGTTCTGCCACAACGGGAATACCTCGCTGTGTAAACTGCATAATATCCCTTGTGTATGCTCTGCCTTGTGTTTTTAATGTGCCATAGATGTAAGCAATATCACCAAACGGAATCTTCAATGCAGAGGCAACATCGCCAAGCATTGCAATGTTTTTTGTAACGCTGCCTGCCGAAAATCCATAAGCCATCAACTGCTTTGTGGCATCCTGTACCTCAACTAAACTGAATGGTGTTTTCTTTGCAAGTTCAACAAGCTGCGATTCCAATGCCTTTGCAGACTGCACATCGCCATGCATCAATGTTCTTAATGATGCAGAAAAATACTCGTAGTTTTTTAATGATTCAATGACCGCCTTTCCAAACGATGCAACACCTGCAATGCCAAGCCCAATGCCGAGTGCAGACATGGTGCTGCCAATCATCCGAGAAGCATTTCTCATGTCCAATAAACTTTTATTGGTCTTTTTAACGGAATCATTCAGCTTGTCCGTTTGACCCGTCATCCTGCGGATGCCATCAGTCATCAGGTCACGCAAACTGACCGTATATCTTACCTCGTTATTGATTGCCATTTTTTAGTCAAATTTATAGCCCTTTTGCTTCATTAGCCATTTGCATTGCACCCATAACCTGCCAATCTCATCAGCATCTTTTTCTCTGATTTCAACATGAAAAAAATGTCGCACCCATGTTTCAATTCGCATGATGTACCCTTCATCTGATGATATTGCTTTTTCGTATTTTTCAACCGCTTCACTTATTTTTTTTTTACTTCCGGTATGGCATAAGACACAAGGTCTAAGCAATGAACCAATGCACCCATGCGAAGTTCTTCATGCTCTTCTTTTTCACTCCAAAATCTTTCATCACTTTCTTCTCTGATTGCCGATGCATTGAAAAGATATGTTGCCGCTGCCATCTGTGATTGTGCAAACTGGTCGTATGCCATCATCTTTTCGTAAAACTGCGGGTTTTTTAATGACAAAAAGGCTTCCTCTCCATTTGGAAGAAGAAACCTTTTTATCGTTACTTTTCGATTGTATTTGGAAGTTAACTCCGCTTCTTTTGATTCAATTTCTTGTGGTTTCATGTCCACAAAGATAATTGATTTTTAAGCAGAAACAATCTCGCCAATTACAAGTTCTAATTCAACATCCACAGATGTATCTCCTTGCGAGGCACTCATGTCAAAACCTTTAAACTCCACACTTTTTAGCGTGTCCTTTATTGGTGTAACACCTGTTCCGGCAGCGATTACAGGGATGTCGAATGGTGCGAAGTTGGCAATATCCTTGTTCGGCGCTGCAATGATTAAACGCTGCAATTCCTCACGCTTGATTGTGATACTTCCTTCGTAAGTGACATTTCCATATCCACGCGATACAGGTTGATTTCCTGCTCCGTAGATATTCTCTTTTACTTGGTCTTTTTTGTAGGCGATTTTTGTTATTCCAACAATCGGAACACCCCCAACGACAAAGTTGAGGTTGCTCCAAGAATAACTAACGCCATTTATCAATGTTGCCATAATTTTTTAAGCGATTGAAAGGGTGAATGTGTTTTTGATTGTGATGTAGTCAGCAACGCCAACAGGAAGGATATTGACTGCAATCTCAACTTCATTTGTTTGCAAAATCAACTGCGATGGGTCAATCAATACCTGATATGCACTTATCTCGGATGCCCTTACCATGCTGTCAAGCTGCTGTTCAACTGCGCTGCGGAATGTTTCGATTGTTACATCGGTCATCGTTCCATCAGCATTCAGAAGTACAGGTGATGATTGGTAAGGTATCATGCCGATTCTCTCTAACCTGCCAGCCTTTTGAATTACCCGGTTAAGGTAAAGGAAACGATAGTCAGAAGATTCAAGTGTGCAAGTATTCGGCTGCGTGTTGTATGTGCCAACGGTATCAACAATCTTGAAAAGGAATGAATATCCATATGTCACCAACTGCTCGAGGATGCCAGCGGTGTAAGCTGCATCATAGGTTGTGCCATTACTGAATGCAATGTCGTTCAATTCAAGTCCGTTGGTCATGTTGTACGCACCAACCCAAGACCATGAATCACTTACTTTGCTTTTTGCAAGCGTTCCAAGTTTAGCGCCTAAATCTGAAAGTGATTTGCCCAATGATTTGTACAGCCATGCACCTACACCTGTCGTACCTCCATCTTGTCCGATGGTCACGCCAACCATTTCTGAATCTAATCCTGAAAGGTCAACAAGGTTTGCGAGGTCTGATGTTGCACTAATTTCAGGAGCAAAAACAGAAACGATAGGTCTGTTTGCTGTAAACGCATCCTCACAACGCGCCTGAATGGCTGAAATCTGCGATGTGGCGAACGCTGTTTGCAAATCGTTCATGATACCTATCTGGCGAATTTTGCCCTGTGCAAAGTTCACCAAAGTGGTAATTTCAGAGAATGTGCCGCCATAGGTTGATGATGGAATGTGAATGTAAAGTTCTCCGTTTGGCATTGCCCTGAAAAACTCACTCACATGATAGTACAATGCTGCAATGGGTGAAATCGTTCCACCTGCAAATCCTGTTACTGTCGTGGC